ATGATCTGACTCGAGTATTTCTTGTACTCTTTTATTATATCGTTTAGAAATCTTTGCTAGGGTTGGCACTCTTTGAATAGAAGAGGCAATCTCCTTTAAGGAAAAAGCCCCTTTGTCTTCAAACATCTTAATTACTGAATCCATGAATTCAGGAAAGGGCAAGAAACCTAAGTTTTTTGCGAAATCCTGAATACCTTTCATAGTAGGTTTGTGAAGCCATGAGGCTTGCGCAGTCACTAGATTCAGTCTCAAAAGTACATTCCAATCAAAGTAAACTCCTTTTCTAAAGAGTTTTTCTTCGAAATGATCTATTGGCAAATTTGCAATTTCAATACATTTGCAAACTAATGATAATATTGGATTAAAATAAGTCCTCCATCCCGTAGACAATTCCGGGTTCCACATCTCTGAGCATAGTTTCATTTGAAACAGGTGCACAGGGTTGTAATTAGCATTTAACAAAATACTAATGAACCGAAGAATTCTTGGAGGTGTGTGGAAAAATCCTTTCTTCATTGGATGAAGAAAAGACATCCCACCTAACTCCCGGGGAACATATACTGGTAAACCTAACTTAATACAGAAACTAAAAAGTTCCGTATTTTGCCAGATTACCCAACGGCTAAGACCTCTATAAAGAGATACTTGGTTGCTGGGCAACCAGCGTAATGCATTGGAAGACGCAACTCCTCGAGACCAGGATTCCGGAATCTCTTTCATTCCAGGGAGACGACTAATCATCGCCTTGGAAGTAAGTGAAGAGCATCGGTAAATGTCGATAAATGAGGCCTTACTCTTTTTAGAGTTATCCTGATTTTCAACGACCTTTATCAATGCTTCCGTAAAAACTCCATATTCTGATGAAATGGAATTTACTCCTGGAGAAGGAATTGCTCCAGATAAAATCATTAAGGCGTGAAAAAGATGGATTCTCCTCTCATTTGAGAGGGAAATTTGATCATCTCCACACCTTTGCGTTAATGGATCATCAACTACCTCATAACGTTGAAAGGCCCCTATGGACCTCTCATCGTTTAGACAGTTTGGTAAATCATCTTTTGAGAAACCTAAGTCATAAAGTACCGCTGACCATTGCCAGTGGTACCTTAGGTATAAATTAAGAAGTGGCCAACTCGGTGGATTTCCCATTAGCTCTCCTCGAAGAGAGTCAATAGGATCCAACCTAGGAAACCCTTTTATTTGTGTGTATTCCACACGATAAGGTGTAAAAGCAAGACAACTCAGAAGCTCAAGAAGCTTCCGAAAACGTATGTCTTGAACTCCTTCCACTAAACCTCGTCCCAGCTCATAACATAATCTGATCAGGAAAGTATCTGTTGCTCTAGATAGATCAAGAGACATTAACAGATAGCCTTTTGGAAAACCGAATCGTTCAAAAGAACGATTCAAGTTATTCACAAAGGCATCTGACTTTCCTTCACCAGATAATGACCCACATTCATGATCCGATCCAAAGACTTGGAACATGAATAATCGTAAAATATGAAGAAGAGAAATAATCTCTGGTTGCCCTTCAGTGATTACTCGAGCTTTAGCTCCAGTATCATCAACTGAAACAGCTTTAACAGTCGATGGGAGGTATACCTCAGGAACATCCCAGACTAACCAAAGATTTTCATCGAAAGAATGAAACGGACAACAACCTCTAAAAAGAGGGAATGTATGTTTTATTGGATCGAGTCTTCCATTTATATATAATTCATGAAGAAAACGGTAACATAGAGCCTTATCAATCCAATGATAAGGTTTTAAGTTCGGAAGGACTTCATAGAAATTGACTCCTTGAAAGAACTCAATATTCATTTGACTGTCCGTCCGGAGACCATGGAATATGTTATTAAGATATCCAGATCTTCCACCGACTTTTCTCGTCCAACCATAAGAAGCTGATGCACTAGTGGTTGTCCGTAATGAATTATATTTCATATTACGATTTTCAGAATATTTCTTTGCAAAACCCCGAGCCTCCTGTTGAAGGATTGGGTGTAAAGGTATATCTTGAAGAAGGGTTTCTCGATGTTTTTTCATGGCTTTATAATGGGTTTCCTTTGTAGGAATCCCTAAGGCCTTTTTATCGAGAGAGAGCTGAAAGAGACAATAGGCTATTCTATCATGGTTTTTACTGTTAATAACGCCGGACTTTCTAGGTCCAGCGGTTTCGCAGATCAACCGAAATTTTCCAGTTGCCCAAGGGAAACTGAGGTATCCATCAGGATGCCCCCCTATTACCCCACCTTCTAAAGGAGGTGGAGGATTAGTTGGAAAAACAGAATAGTATCTTGCAAACTCACAAATATTTTTAATTTGTTTGAGAAATTGCTCGATTCCTATGTAGAGTGGAGTACGGAGAAACCAAAAAACAAAGCGTCTAAGACCCTGAAGGGTCTCAAAAACTTTTGTATTTGGTCGTTCTTTAACACCATAGCCAATTGCTGGCCAAATCGTGATGAAACCGGTTGCAAAGGCTCTCCAGAAGTTATTTAACCTCTTGGAGTCTTGAATGATAGGGAAATCTCTTTTGAGATTTTCAATATCATGCAACCGTGGATCATTTTGGAATAACCGTCTTAATCCCGTCGGAAGAACTGGGGTCCTTTCTTTAGGGCTCTGGGATTTCTCCCAGAAAATCGCGATAGGCATAAGCTTACGCATTTTGGAG